CGTAAGCCTGGAAGCTGGAACTCTATAAGCGAGTTCGGTCTTTGGTCTGTCCATACCGTCTTGTATCGGTTTGAAGAAGAACGGGTAATTAACGCTGATAGGTACCACTTTATCTGTGAACATCTTTTTTGCATCGGCACCAGATTTGGACAAAATCCCAAAGCGTGCGTCGGTTGATATTGTTGCCATGTTAACGGTCTCAGCTGAAGCCATGAACGAAAAACCTGACCTTCTGTTCTTGAGATATGACATTCCATAACAACGGATGTCTGCTTTGCAAGCTTCCCAGAATAAGAAGAATATTCTGTTTGATTCCCTATAATCTGCTGCCCCAACATCAATCTTGGCCCACTGCAAGTACATGTAATGAGTACCAGTAACATAAGTTGGCTTGCCATTATTATAGAACCAAAAACCCTTTTCCCTTTTTTCAAACTCTTTGTCAATATATCCATACCATTCTTCTTGAAAATCAGTGGGATATTTTTGCCAATCAAAAACGCTTTTGATTTTTGCAAGTTCTTTAGGATATTCTAACCTAGACCACATTTGTTCTTCCTTTTTTTCAGAACATTTGTAAACATCTTGTGGAACGGCAGGTAAAGCAATTTTTAAGTTTTGTATTTCTACAATCTCACCTATAGTTCCATCAGAACTTATAATAACCATATCATGGTCACTATCGTATCCTTTGGCCCACTTTTTATTTCTATTATTTCTTTTTAGTAAAGCAGGTTTTACGTGGTCTTCTACTGTCTTTATTAATGTTTGCTTGTACATTATTTAGACCTACCCTCTGCAAAGCCTTTAAAAGACTTCTCCTGTTTAACTTCTTTTGGCTTTTCTTCCAATAGTTTTTCCTCTTCCTCTATTCTACTAAGTATTTCAAAAGCATCGAAAATAGCTAGTTTTTTAGTAGCTGCAGCATTCTTTAGTCTATCAGCAGATATATCATCATCTGAATCAACTATCTTTTCTTTAGCTACCTGAATTAATTCCTCAACTGCTTTTTGCCCAGCTAGGATTATATTCCTCTTCGTTTCCTTTATATTCATACTTTAATAAAATATCATTAGATTCCATACAATAAAGTCGTTGATCATCTACTATAAACTCAAACTCTCTGTTTGGTTTAAAACCTATAAGATCTCCCTCGCTTATTCCTAGCGCTTCTAACGACTTATTACCGATTTTCAATACTCCAATATGCTTTCTCTCTTTATCCATTGAGAAAGGATCGTTATTTTTAATCGGCATTACAAAACACCTAGTACCAATTGGTTTCCATTCATTGTCTCTTTTATACAAGTAGACTTGATCTGGTTGGCAAAAGTATAAGTTTTCTTTAAAAAGCTTACTACTATCAACGGCTTCGCCTTTTTGATTATAGTATCTTCTAAATACATTGTGGTGAATTATTATTGTGTCACCAACATTTATAGATGAGTTAAAAGCAATAGGTACAGAAACAACTTCAGCTTTTCTACTGATAAACTTAAAGTCTTCGATGCTTGAATTTAACATCAATTTCTTATCACCAACCTTTATTTCATTATCATATCTTCCTTCTACATACACTTCTCATTAATACTGTAAGTCATATTCAACAGATATAGCCATGTTAGAATTAAATTTCTTCCATGGCAATACCTCGTTGTTTTTCTTTATATGTATACTATAAGAGTTGTTAGATTCATCGTGCAGTATATGGGATATTTCGTGACCTCCATATACAGACTGACCAATTGCGTAATGCATTGCGTCATTCTTGTAGTCAGAACCTATACTGATTTTTCTTATAATAGACGACATATACTAAGCTTCTACTTCTTCTTTCTTGATTTCTTCAAAGCTTCCATCTTCTAGATTAATACTAATTGCTCCGTATTTCTCTTCTAAGACTTTTTTGTTGTCTTCTACTTCTTTGTTCAATTCTTGAATGTGAGCAATCAAACCATATTTCTGAGTTTCTAGCACACCTACTTGAGATAATGCTTGAGTCATTTTTCCTTGGTTCTGTTGAACTAATTTTAATTCTTCTGCTGTAATCCTGTTTTCCATTTGATTTAATTTAATTGTTTTCATTTATTTATTATCACTTGATCTTTTACCTTTTTCCCAAGACCTTCCTACGAAGTAAGCTCCATACGTTGTGATCAACAGCGATTGGAATATGGGTATGTATTGCTCCGCGACAACGAAACCTCCAATGTTACCATCAAAAAAAGATAAAGCAGTGAATATAACAGTAAGGTATACTAGAACAAGTGGACGTATGTTTTTAGATAAAAAGCTATCACTATTCATATCCGCTTTCCAACGCTCAGTTACTTGAACTTGTGCTTCGGTATCAGCTTTTTCTAATATTTCTTGAATCTGCTTCTTAATTAAAAGTTTTTCTTCTTCAGTAGTGGTAAGCTTATCAATGACGTCACCAATATTCTTGATAACGCCACCTGTAAGCCATTGAAATATTTTGTTCATTACTAATCAGTAAAACAACCAGCTTTAAAACTGCTTTTACTTCCGGCGCTACCAATGCTTCCGAACAACTTCGCACGTTTCATTCTTCCTTTAACTTTACTAGCTGCCTTAGCCTGCTGTTTTGTTTGGGGTTGTGGTGTAAAACCTGTTTTCTTTCGATATTCAGTAACTTTTTTAATTCTTGCAGCCTGTTTTTCAAGTTTTGATTCAGCTATTTCTTCTTTTCTAGCTTCTTTATCAAATCTTTTTATTTTAATCTGATCTATACGACTTAGTTTTGGTGGTGTGAATGTTTTTTGAATTATTTTATTTTCACCAAAAGAACTTTTAACGTCAGCTGTTTTTGGGGTTTTAACCACAGGGTCAGGGTTGAACTTTCTCATTTGAGCTGACTTTGCTGTACCAGACGCTTTATTTTTTTTTATATATTTATTGTCTGCTGCTTTTCTTTGCTTTGGTGTCATACTTTTATAAGCCGCATCTCCTTCAGCCGTTCTCTTTGGCTTTTTATAAGCGATAGATCTTGTAGACGAGGATGTCACATCCCATGTACCTGTTACTGACTCTCCAGTAGCGCTTGGCCCAGTGCCTCTTGATAGTTCTCTATTGGAAGAAGTAATAGTTTTTTCTTTTTTATCTTTAACAGGGTCCGTCGGATCCAGCATCAATAACGCGGAAGGAACTCCATAACCTGTCTTCATTTTTGGTCCACGACCAGGGTTTTGCTTGTAAGCCATAATATTTATTTATTTATTTATTTATTTTAGTTTGTTAGCCTTATACGCTTCTTTTTCCCAAGGAAGACCTTTAGCTCCTTCCTCCATCTTTGATCTAGGCATTTTCTTACCTTTCCAGTAAACATACTTATCGTCATAATTCAAGTCACCTCTTTTCATTTGATCTAGATGTACTTTCTCGTGCTTTATAACGTCTTCTTGTTCTAGTGGACTTAAATTTTTATTAAGTGTGATAGAACCGTTCTTATTAGCTCTACCCATAACACCTTGTTCTTCGTCTATCTGATATATCGGTGTGTTATCCATAGATAACTTACCCATCTTCATTTTAAAGCCCATTAGCATTTCCATCTTTTACGAGCGGCTTTACCCCTTTCACCAGTCCAACCTTTAGATCTAGCACAGAAAGACTTTCTTCTTTTGGCTGCTTTACTTCCAGGTTTTACATCTCCAGTTACAGCTGTTTTCAACTTACTACCAGGGTTTTCTTTTCTGTACTTCTTAACACCAGCAGAGGTCATTCCCGCTCCTTCTTCTGTTGATAAAAAGTTTCTACCTTTACCTTTAGTTGTTTTTCTAACTCTTAAAAAAGGAGAACTATCCGGTTGTGAATATGCCATTACTTTTTTGATTTTTTTAACTCTAGCCACTTGTTAACAGTGTATCCTATAGTTACTAACAACAAAACGATTTTTAATCCCATTTCTATATTTGTAAACGTAGTTACACTTAACGTTAGCATATTTGCCATATATAGTTTTATGTCTCCCATGCGAAACATCTTATCCTTTAGCTCTTGCTGTGATTGGCCCTTGAAGTCCTGAACAGTTACAATCACCTACACAACCACAAGGTTGCATAACTTTTAATTTCATACCGTTTTTTCCAGAGCTAGATCCTTTTCCGTGTGGTCTACCTTCTTGACTTAATGGCCCGTCCCATAAAGTGTTTTCTCCTATTATTCCGTTTTTACCTTTCATATCTTAAATTTTAGTAATTACACTTTTTCTTGAACAATGGACTTACTGAGTTTGCTTTTTGTTGAACATCTCCAAACACTCCATTAGCTTGCGCTTGTGCTTGAGGATTAAAGACTGGTTTTGTGTAGCCTAATTCGTTACCAGGAACTGGAGGAGTAACGGCGTTTTGCTGTATTGGCATTCCAGTCATTGGGTCTATCATTAATTGGTTGTTCATGATTATCTATCTTTATCTTTGTTAACATTATTAATCGAGGTTATCAATACTTTATCTATGTATGATTGGCCTTTCATTATTTTATTTCGTCTAGTACTAGTCGGTATGTCCTCTTCTCCTAAAAGTATTTTATACATCCTGAGTATCAGTTGTTTACCTTTAAAAGAAACTTTATATATATTGTATTTCTGTGTGGTTCTATTTCTAGGTCTCCATACTTTTATCCAATCCTCTTGTAGAAGCTTATTCCATCTTCTATTGTTCCAACTATAAGAATAGGAGCCTGTTTCAAAATCTTTTCTTGAAAATAGATCCATACAATCTAAGTATATTAATAACTCAAGATCTGCATCGTTAAGATTATTATTTTTACAAGCCCACTTTCTTACTATTCTATAATGTTTAAAGATGTTAAGATCTTTGATATCATTAGGCGTTATTCTCATAACACCACAACAACATCCTGAAATCTAATAACATAATAAACATCGTCATCTATTTCTATCCTATGACCAGCGTGTTTATCGTAAAATATTGAATCACCTTCTTTAACTCCAGTAACTTGATCACCACAATTTAAAACTGTAGCTTTTTTATATCTAACATCTTGCCTCTGAGACTGTGTTAGAAGTAAGCCTCCATCTGTTTTAGATACAGGTCCTTCTTTTATCTTATCTATGAGAATATTATTTCCTATTGCTTTCATCTCCAACTCTTAAGTTATTAATTACACAATCAGTAGATAATATCGTTGTTGCAACTGAGGCAGCGTTTTTAAGAGCGCTTTTAGTAACTAACAAAGGATCAATAATTCCTTTCTTAATCATATTAACCATCTTACCTGTCACTACGTTGATTCCTACGCCTTCTTTGCCTGACACCTGGAACTCAACACCTGA